TATGCGCCTAATGATGAATTGGTTATTCATACAGACAGGGAATCGTGCGAAATAAGCGCAACCATTACTTTAGGTTTTGAAGGTGATGTATGGTCTATTTATATGGGCGATGCAGACAAACAAAACGCAAGCAAAATTGATATGGAAATTGGTGATGCCGTTTTATATCATGGCATGACTAAGCATCACTGGCGTGAAAAATACACTGAAGGCAAATGGCAAGCGCAAGTGTTTTTACATTATGTAGATGCAAACGGTAAATATGCTGATTGGAAGTTTGATAAAAGAGAAAAGTTAAACTTACCATCAACAGAAATAAATCAGTGGATTTACACAGACATATTAAATGATGATGCTTGCACTAAATTAATAGCATCATACGATAAAGAAATTATAGAAAAACAATTGCCTTATATTGGCGATGGCGCAGTTAATACAAACATTAGAAATGTTGAACGTATCATACTGTCAACATATAAAGACATTGGCGGCAGGTTAGCTGCGGCAGGATTAGCAGCAAATCATCAAGCATGGAAGTTTGATATTACGCATTCTAATCAAGCAGAGTTTTTAAAGTATCCGGCAGGCGGTCGCTATACAACTCATGTTGATTCGTTCTTAGACCCAACTGCGGAAGAATGTAGAAAACTTACAGTTATTGCATTTTTGAATGATGACTTTGAAGGTGGGAAATTTTATTTCATGCAAGGTAGTGAAAAGGTTTATCCATTGCAGAAAAAAGGTACAATAATTGTATTTCCTTCATTCATTCCGCATGGAGTTGAGGATATAATTTCGGGAACACGATATTCCGTAGTTTGTTGGATGGTCGGAAAATTCTTTAGGTAAATATTATGGCAACGGTGAATGAAGTGGAAGCAAAAGTTAATTCTCACATCGACATTTGCAGCGTTAGATATGAAGGCATAGAACGTGAAATGCGTGGCGTTAATGCCCGATTAAAAAGATTAGAAACAATTATGATTGGCGGGGCAGGAACAATCATAATTTTATTAATTAATCTGCTTGCAAGATAAGACACCATAGAAACAAAAGGGTAATGCAATGGTGATTTATGATCGAATTAGCGGCAGTAGGGTTGGCGATTCAAGGCGCAAAATTAGCGATTGAAGGCATTAAACAAACCGCAGAATTAATGCGTGGCACATTTGATGAGATAAACAAATGTGTTAATTCCGGCAAAGAATTATCTGCGTCAATGAAACCCATTACAAAGTTTTTTTCATTGGCAAGCACATACGAAATAAATAAAACAAAATTAGAAGAAGCAAAACGCACTCAAGACATTGCCTTAGAACAAGGCATGAAAATAAATAATCCTATTGGCGATGCTGAATATGTCATTGAAATGATGACAATAGATAGGGAAATAAAACAATATTATGACCAAATAAAACACTACTTTATTTATCATTTTGATGAATCGGGTTTGTGGGATGAATTTTGGTCGCGTCTAAGTAAACTTCGCGCAGATCGTGAAGCAAAAGCGGAAGCAAGGCGCAGAGAAGAAACAGAAAAAAGATTGCAAATTGCTGCCGAAAAAATGAAAGCAAAACGCAAGCGACAAAAGATTATTGATTTTTGTTATACGATTACTGGTGCAATAGTTATAACTGGCATTTTGTACGGTTTTATTGTTGCAATGATTTGGATGCTTAATCAAGGGGGTTATTGATGTTGCCATTACTCGTTCCAATATTAACGCAGCTTGCAGGCGCAGGTATGCAAAAGGTTGTTGATTCCGTACTGGATAAAGGTGTTGCTCATGTTGAAGATAAATTAGGCATCACATTAACGCCTGATGCTGATGGCAAACTTTCTGATGAAAAGCTATCGTCATTAAAAGAAGCGGCGATGAAGCATGAAGAATTTATGTTCGAACAAGAGGTTAAAGATCGCGGTGATGCAAGGGCTGCGCACTTAGCTATAGCAACAAATGCTAATGTACATTGGCTTGAAAAACTTGTTATGCCAATCCTTGCGCTTGGTATTGTAATGGTTGCGTTTTTGTTAGTTGGCGTTTTAATGTTTATTAATATCCCAGACAGTCAAGAGAACATAGTTATATATGCTTTAGGCTTTCTTACTAGTGCTGCTACTCAAGTGATTTCGTTTTATTTTGGTAGTTCGCAAGGTAGCAAAGACAAAGCAGATTTATTAGCGACTAAAAAATGAACCTATCCGAAAACTTCACGCTAGAAGAAATGATTGCCAGTGAAACGGCTGCGCGTCATCACATTGACCAAACACCATCTAATGAAGTTTTGATGAACCTGCGCCGTTTGGCATTGTTTCTAGAGGATGTACGAAAAGTTTTAGATAAGCCAATACAGATCAGTAGTGCCTATCGTAGTCCATTAGCGAATGAAGCAGTGGGTGGAAAAAAAACCTCACAACATTGTCGTGGGGCTGCCGCAGATATAAAAGTTAAAGGCATGACACCAGACCAAGTGGTACGAGCAATCATTAAATCCGGCTTGGCTTATGACCAAGTAATTCGTGAATTTTCAGACCCAATTAAAGGCGGCGGTTGGACTCATGTAAGCATTCCAAATGGCAAAGACCTTGCCCCAAGAAAGCAGGCGTTAATCATCGACAGTAAAGGTTCTAGGGCGTTTGCTTAAACTTTAAATCGTAACAGGCTTTGCAAACCCAACGCCTTGATTTGCGGTTATCTGCTATTTTCCAATAACCATTCATTGATGGGCGTGTCATTGTGCAGTTAGTACAATATCTGAATGCTTCCATGCTTGTACTTGCTAATTCATAAAGCATTACTTATCCCTAAAAATATAAACAATCGCAACCGCGCAACCTATTGCGGTTAATGATATACCAAAAAATATGCCAGATAAAACGTATATTGATTTAATCCATTCCATTTATCGATGCCTATTTCTAATTGTTTTTATGGTTGTTTTTGGTGTCATTGCTAATTTTTGTTCTAATGAATTGTTTCTTAAATATTCATTTAATTTTTTTTCTTTTTTAACTGTGTACATTGCAGATTTTCTTTCATTTATATCTAAACGAGTTGTATTTTCACATTTTAATTTGCTACTACCTAACCAATTTAATATTTTAATGTCATCTTCAGGCTTTCCATCAAATAATTTATCACTTAATGGTTTTAATTGAATACCTATAAATCTTGCTACCCTTTGTTGAATATAAGAAGTTGTGCGGATTAAATCTTTGTCCAAAATGCAAATATTATATGGTCTTAACCACAATCGTAATCTTTCAATTGTTACATCTTTGCGCCATGCTCGAATCAACATGGCATCATAAATTCTTTGCTTTTCTTCTTTGCTTAAAATTTTATTAGGCATCAAATTTCCTTTGCGATATAGCATTATAAGAATGCAATTCGTCTGCCCAAATTGATTCTTGCATAGCACGAGAACCTGCAACATAACCTAATTCATAACTGGAAATTAATAGTTTTTTTTCTGCTTCGCCAAATCCTTTTAAATCTTCAATCAATTTAATAAAATTTTCTTTGTTCATGGTTCACCTATCATTTTTTTAGTATTAAATAATGTTTGATGTGCGGGATAAGTTTTTTGCCATAACCTTGCATAAAACGCGATAAAGTTATTGCATATTTTAAATTCTTTACCAGTTGTAACCATATAAACTTCCCAACGAATACGATTAATAATTAACCAATGGCTAATTTTTTTGCGTTTTTTGGCTATGGCTTCAAATGTAAATTTTTGAAAGTATTGCCAGACCATAGGATTTTCGCGGTGATAATCTTCCCATTCTGCCAATCGTGCATTGTAAATAGCACGCTCCATTGTTTCTTGTATATCTAATTCTTCTTGTATCATTGTAATTTTCCTTCACCTCGTCTATTGGCGTTATAAGTGCGCCATGCTTCAATAGTTGATGTTGCTGCAACCATGCCCCATCGATTTAATTCGTCTTGATATACGGCATCTTTAAGGGCTTCCAAATGTGTTTTATAATTTTGATGAGTGTAAGCATAAGATTCTTTTTCTAAAATTGTCATGTTTACGCATCTAACAATCAAATCTGCTTTGACAACTTTTCGATATTCTTCCATGTAAACTTTGTTCGCCCTTGCTTGCGCTGCTTTTGGTGCATTGGTACGCAAATAATCAAGGGCTTTTTGTACATCTTCATCTGTAATGATTTCTTTCATATTTCCTCACATTGAATAAGGTGGGCTACTCGCTGCACCTTTCGGCATCCGCTTTTGCCCATAAAACTAAAATGGAATTTCTGAATCCTGAAAATCATCCGCAGGCTTTGCATTTTGTTTTGGTACTGGTTTATCTGCCGATAATTTACCGCCTAACATTTGGAAATTTTCACAGGTGATTTCAAATGCAGTGCGTTCGATGCCTTGTTTATCGGTGTATTTTTTAGATTTGATTTTGCCTTCCACATACACTGCGCTGCCTTTATGCAAGTATTGTCCGGCAACTTCGGCTGCTTTACCAAAAATGCTAACTCTATGCCATTCGGTTTCCTCTTTCATTTGCCCACTGGCTTTATCTTTCCACTTGCTTGTTGTTGCAAGGCTAAGATTAACCACAGCATCACCATTGGTTGCATAACGCACTTCAGGTTCTTGCCCAAGATTACCCACTAAAATCACTTTGTTTACGGATGCCATTATTTGTTTTCCTCTTTAAATTTTTTGATTGCGCTGCGGATTTTTGAATCTAACTGTGACCATAATGCACTAGTCCAATCAGCATCTAGTTCAAGGCTTTTGACATACTCAACGCATCCGGCAATGTCATCTTTTGCTGCCATAGCAATTACTTCAACGGCAAAGCTGCGAATTTGGTCTTGGTCTGCAAGCGGCATTTTGTCGAATACATCTTGCGTCACAGATTTGGCTGCGGCAGGTTTAGGTGCAGATTTGGTTGCTGCATTACCATCATCATCTTCTGGCGCAATGCCACAGGCTGCCATAAGGCTATATCTACGAGCATAGGTTAATGCGCTGCCGTAACCTTGTGCATCATGTTTAATAGCGGGAACATATAATTTACCACTGGTTAATTTTTCGCCTGATTCATGTATAAATATTGTTTCAATACAAACACCATTTTCTGCTTCATGTGAATATTGCATCATAGAAATGCAATTATTATTAAGGGCATCTATTACTGCTTCAACGCAGGCAGCAAGATCAGCATATCTTGATCGGAAATGCGGATTAGTTGATGTTTTAAGCGCAGCACCAAATTGGCTTTGGGCTTTTACAAATGCTGAACAAATTTTTGTATTACTCATGTGTTTTCCTTCACTTTGATTTTGTTAGGGTCTTTTAAACTTTCAATGCCTTTGATGCTCAACGTGCGTACTTCTGCCCATTTTTTTTGAATTTCAGGGTTTTCCGATGGTGGTATCCATCCATATAACAACTTCCATCTAATTGTTATATCGGTGGATGCTCCTGTCCAAATAAATTCACTCGATTTTGTTGCCATTATTTTTATCCTTCCATGAATGCAACCACTAAAAAACATAAAGCAATTAATGCAAACAAAACTTTAGGGTGCTGCGCCAACCAATCATTAGGATTAAGTAATTTGTTTAACATGGGAATTTCTCCAAATTAAAAATTTTGCCAAGAACATTGTGCGGGTCATAAGTTGACCAAATGTTGTAATGGTGGCTGCCCTTGTAATCCCAAATAGCGCATTCGCAACCGTCAACCATAAAAGCCCATGAGTTGACTACTTTGTCAGGGTCATCTTCATAGTTAGGTTCAAAACCTAAAATATCTATAATTTGCTGCTTGGTGTATTTGGATAATGTGCCAGTTCTGTAGCTGCCGGACATTTGAATTGGGATGATTTGCATTTTGTTTCCTTCACATTGAACCCGCTAAATCGCTGCGGTATGTAAGAACAATAATCGATAATTGTAGGTTGTGCAAGCATTATTTGATTAATTTTGTACATTTTTTTAAATATCACAAAATACTTGCTTTTTTGATGAAAATTGCACAATAATTGCCTTTGAATCATTTTTTAATTGATGAAAAGGAAACAAAATGTCAAGAGTTATGCCCCGAAGAAGCATGAAAATGTTTACATTATTGGAATGCATTTACGAATTAGGTGGTGCAACTTATGCCGATGTTTTGAATGAAATAGGCAACATAAGTAGTCGTGGCACACCGTCTGAAATGACCAAATTCTTTAATAATGCGCTAGATGCAGGTTATGTTTACATGGTTGGCGATAAGTATAAGGTTTTGCCGGATGTGGCAGCACACATTGATTCAGTGCTGAAAATGGAAGGTAATTACAAACCTAAAGATTTAGTGCAACCTGCTTATCGCAATATTTTTACACCTGAATTAAAGGGTTATGAAGCTAAACTTTTTAGAAACAAGAGAGGGTACGAAAATGGATTTAAATGAATATTTGAAAGAGCATGGCGCAGCAAAACGATTGGCAGACAAATCACGCATATCACCGCCTGAAATATCACGTTTGCGTACTGGCAAAAAGAAAATCACGTTTGCTACGGCTGCCGCAATTGAATTTGGTAGTGATGGCGCAATCAAGATGGAATCACTGCTAGAAGATCAGCACGATAGAACAATTGCAGGCTTTATTCGTGCAAATGTTTCGCAGTAATAAACTGTTAAAGGCGGCAAAAGGGCAGTCATGCATGGTTCAAATACCAAACGTATGTAATGGAGACAATGAAACAACTGTGGCTGCCCACAGCAACCAATTAAAGCATGGCAAAGGCATTGGCATAAAAGCGCACGATTGCTTTATTGCTTGGTCTTGTAGTAGTTGCCATGCTGAAATAGATCAAGGCAAATTGAGCAAAGAGGATAGAAACTTTTACTGGCAACAAGGGTTTGAACGTACTTTGCTTGCTATGTTTGCGCTTGGTATAGTCGTGGTTGCTTGATATAATCGTGATGAAGGCTAGGGAGTGCAACCCGAAAAGGCGATTTCTCACCGCTCTGCCTTGATTTATTTTGTGAGTGCCGGAATTAACAATTCCATGAGAAAGGCATAAATGCATTACTACAAATTTGAGATTGCCGTTTGGCATCTTCATACTTCCCATTTATCGTTAATAGAAGAAGCGGTTTATTTCCGGCTTATAAATTTTTATTACGATACAGAATCACCTATCCCAACAGAAACCCATTCGGTTATTCGTAGGTTACGACTTACAGAATATAGTGAAATAGTTGTGCAAATTCTTAATGAATTTTTTGAATTGCATGATGATGGTTGGCATCAAAAGCATTGCGATACCAAAATAATCGAGTATCACGCCAAAGGAAATACCAATAAAAACAATGGTAAGAAGGGCGGCAGACCAAAGAAAGCAAAAGAAACCCAATCGGTTATTTCTGATAACCCAGACATAACCCTAATAACTAATAAAGAATTAAGAATTAATAATAATGAATTAGGAATTAAGAATAATAATAAAGATACTTTTTTAGGGTTTGAAGATTTTTGGTCTGCATACGATCATAAAAAATCAAAGCCATTAGCGCAAAAAGCATGGAAGCAAATTGGTGTTGATGATGGTTTACTTTCAACAATACTTCATGCGGTTCATGCTTATGTACGAAATACGCCTGATAAGAAATATAGAAAACATCCGGCAACATGGCTTAATCAGAAATGTTGGGAAGATGAAATTACTGAATCTAAACCAGTAGAAACAGAAAAAGAACGTAAGACTAGAGAATTTTACGAGCAAATTTATGGAAAGGGCGTTAAAGATGAGCAATTTACAATCGATGCAGAATAATCAAATACCTACATCATGGATTGATGCCCTATTCATAAAGATGGCGAATTTCTATGGCAATAAATTTAAATTGATGTGGGGCGATTCAGACATTAATCATGTAAAGGCAGTATGGACACAGGAATTGTCTAAACTATCTCGTGATGAAATTGCAAAAGGTGCAAACTCATTAGTCAATCAGGAATATTGCCCATCATTACCGCAATTTATAAAGTTATGCCGGACAGATATTGATGCGGTTGCTGCCTACTATGAAGCATTAAACGGTGTTATTGCTCGTGAAAAAGGCGAAATGGGCGAGTGGTCGCATCCGGCTATATTTTGGGCAACCACTAAGATTGGTTCATTCGATTTAAAGAACCAGACGTATAGCAACATCAAGGCACGATGGGAAAGGGCTTTAAACGAGGAAATAAACAATGGTCAATGGGCAGACATACCACAAGCGCAAATCGCCTTACCTGCGCCTGCTACGCCTATCACAAAGGATATTGCCGACAAGTATTTAGCAGAAACGCAGATCATTAAGAATCAAGAATCAAAAACAGACCATAAGTTATGGGCAAAAAAGATTATGCAACGTCATCAAGATGGTGATAAAACGCTAACACATATACAATTATCAATGGCAAAAGATGCGCTTGCTGCAAAAGATTATTAAGGAAAGGGCTTATGAATGAGTTGGCTCTTTTCGCAGGAGCTGGTGGAGGAATACTTGGGGGAAAACTTCTCGGATGGCGAACAGTCTGCGCTGTCGAATGGGAACCATACCCAGCAAGCGTATTGTGCGCCAGACAAAATGACAAAGTTCTCGAAACTTTCCCGATTTGGGATGACGTTCAAACCTTTAACGGAACAAGATGGAGAGGAATTGTTGACGTTGTATCTGGCGGGTTTCCATGCCAAGACATCTCCGCAGCAGGAAAAGGAGTTGGAATTGATGGAGAGCGATCTGGAATGTGGGGAGAAATGGCAAGGATCATTCACGAAGTACGACCAAGATATGCGTTCGTGGAAAACTCACCAATGCTCACTTCTAGGGGACTTGGACGAGTTCTCGGAGACTTGGCCGGCATGGGGTTTGATGCGAGATGGGGAGTGTTGGGAGCAGCAGACGTTGGAGCAAACCATCAGAGGGACAGGATATGGATTGTCGCCAAATGGCGTGGACAACTTCCACACGCCCAACACGACAGGATTAGATGGTGGGAGCAACAGCAGGAGAGCA